AGGTGCTTGCCAACATGAAAACCTCCGACATGCGTGACCACTTGATCGCGCTATATCCCGGTGCTGAAAGCTGGCGTCAGCGAGTCATGCAGATGTCGGAGAACCAGGTGATCGCGATCTACCGGTCCAAGATCGAACGGGGCCCTGAGCCCAGAAAGCCGAGAGATGAGAAAGCTGAGTTTCCTTTCTGAGCCACTCAGGAGGTTGGGCGCTGTCGGGACGAACCATCCGACCGCGTTCTTCGCCCTGGGTGTCACCGGCGTCCTCACCAGCACGGTGATGGCTTGCCGGGCCACGCTGGCCCTCGAGGGGACCATCGCACAGTTCGAGGACCCCCCGACTGAGGAGGAGGCTGCTCGCAACCGGATTCGTGCCGGTGTGGCGGTCGTTCGCCTCTACGCCCCGGCATTCGCAGTAGGGGCCGCATCCGTCGTGATGCTCACCAAGTCCCACAGCACGCTGGTCAAGCGGAACGCTGCGCTCAGCGCGGCCTACACCGCCTTGGACAACGGGTTCAGGGACTACCGTTTGCGGGTGGTCGAGAAGTACGGCCTTGAGGAGGACGACCTTCTCCGCTACGGCCACGAGACCGAGACGACCCGCAAGGGCAACCGAACGGTCAAGACCCACAAGGTCGCCAAGTTCGAGACCGGCAGCTCGATCTACGCCGTGTTCTTCGACGAGTACAACCCCAACTGGTCCGAGGACCCGGAGTACAACAAGGTGTACCTCCGGTCCATGCAGAACTACTTCAACGACCTCCTGCACGCTCGAGGGCACCTGTTCCTCAACGAGGTCTACAACCAGCTGGGCTTCCCGCACACGCAGGCCGGCTCTGTCGTCGGATGGGTCATGAGCCCTGACGGCGACAACTACGTCGACCTGGGGATCTTCAACAGCCTGGACCCGGACAGGGTCCGTGACTTCGTCAACGGCCGCGAAGGTTCGGTCCTGCTCGACTTCAACGTCGACGGGGTGATCTACGACAAGCTCGGAAGCAAGCCCGCCCTCAAGTGGCAGGGCGATCGGTAAGCCAAAACTGCTGAAGGAGAATCAGATGGCAACGAAAGAGATCCCCGTGGAGGAGGTGGCCGAGCAGGTCATCGAGTTCACTCCGGAGCTCCCGACGGTCGCCGTCGGGTCGAAGGTCCTGACCTGGGGCCTTCTGAGCGCGACCTGCATCGTCTGGGCCGCGTCCGGCTACGTGTTTGCCAAGAAGCGTCTCGAGAAGAAGTACCAGGAGATCGCCCAGGAGGAGATCGACCTCATCCGGGACCTGTACTTCGAGAAGGAGAAGAAGCTCAGCATCCGCGTCGACAGCGGTCCGGTCAAGGAGCCCCTCGAGCACCTCATCGAGAAGCAGGGCTACGGGGTCCCCACGCCCGAGGACCAGCGCTACACCGAGGCCGAGCAGGCCGCGATCGACCGCGCCAACGCCGAGGCGGCCCAGGCCGAGCTCGAGGCGGAGCCGGAGATCACCAGCGTCTTCGCCGACCACGTCGACGAGTGGGACTGGGAGATCGAGAAGCAGATCCGCGAGGAGGGGCACGACGAGGTGCCCTACGTCATCACCAACGAGGAGTTCGACGCCAAGGAGCACGGCTGGGACCACGTGACCCTGACGTACTTCGAGGGCGACGACGTGCTCGCGGATGACCAGGACGTGCCGGTCGACGACCAGGACGCGATGGTCGGCCTCGGCAACCTGCAGAAGTTCGGGCACGGCTCCGGCGACCCCAACGTGGTGTACGTCCGGAACCCCGAGCTGCACATCGAGATCGAGATCGTCCACTCGGACAAGAAGTTCGTCGACGAGCGGCGCGACCCCACCATCCCCCCGCGGGACGAGAAGGGCCGTTTCCAGCCGAAGGTCGACGACCCGCCGCCGTCCGGCGACCCGCGTCACCGCCGGTCCCGTGGGTGAGCAGAACCCGTTCAGCGGTCAGGAGTACTTCCAGTACCTCTGTGGCCGCGTGCGGGTTCCCGCTGATGCAGGCACGTACAACGGCCTGTTCAACTCCTTGTTCATCACGGAGTTCACGTGGATCGTCGGCAACGACGAGAACCGCATCGCCGATGGGAGGGACATCCGACACGAGTGGCTCCTGGACAAGGGGTACCGACACGACACCATGTCGTGGCCGGTCTCGTTCCTGGAGGTGCTCATCGGGCTCTCCCATCGGATCGCCTTCCTAGTCGACGGGGAACCGATCGACTGGGCATGGCAGCTCTTGATCAATCTTCGGCTGGGTGGCTTCCACGACCCCTTGTCGGGTAAGGAGCTGCTCAAGATCCTGACCATCCTCGAGAAGGTCATCTGGCGGGGCTACTCGGCAGACGGCCATGGGGGGTTCTTTCCTCTCACACGTCCCCAGCACGATCAGCGTCAGGTGGAGATCTGGGAACAGATGACCACCTATATCAATGAGAATCGAGCAACATACGGACTGTGAAAGGAGGCCGATGGATTTCTACCAGATCCGGACAAAGGAATCGAAAGAAGGACTCGAGTTGTATCCGGACTGGACCGTCGGCCGCTCTGAGGATCTGATGGTTCAAGGCAGGACGTTCTACGCCATCTGGGATCCTGAGAAGAACCTCTGGTCCCGGGACGAGTACGACGTCCAGCGTCTGGTCGACGAGGACCTTGAGCGCGAAGCCGAGAGGCTCAAGCGCGAGACGGGTGCGCAGTACAAGGTCAAGTCCCTGCGCTCCTTCGGGAGCAACACGTGGACTCGATTCCGGCAATTCCTCTCCAACATCGGCGACAACAACCACGACCTGGACACCAAGCTGATCTTCGCCGATACGCCTACGACCAAGAAGGACTACGCGACCAAGCGGTTGCCGTATTCTCTCGGAGAGGGTGACACCTCAGCTTGGGATGAACTGGTGGGGACGCTGTACTCGGTCGAGGAACGACAGAAGATCGAGTGGGCTATCGGTGCCGTGGTCTCTGGGGATTCCAAATCAATCCAGAAGTTCATGGTCTTCTACGGATCAGCCGGCACCGGCAAGTCCACCATCCTCAACATCATCGAGAAGCTCTTTCAGGGCTACACGACCAGTTTCGATGGGCGAGCGCTGGGTAACAGCAACTCAGCGTTCGCGACAGAGGTCTTCAAGCACAACCCACTCGTGGCCATCCAGCATGACGGTGACCTGTCGAAGATCGAGGACAACACTCGACTCAACAGCATCATCGCTCATGAGCAGATGACCATGAACGAGAAGTACAAGCCCAGCTACACGTCACGGGCTCAGGCCTTCTTGTTCATCGGGTCGAACCAGCCTGTCAGGATCACAGACGCGAAGTCAGGGATCATCAGGCGGCTGATCGACGTGCATCCCACAGGCGTAAGGGTTCCGGTCAGGCACTACGAGGTTCTGCTGTCTCGAATCGACTTTGAGCTCGGGGCCATCGCACACAAGTGCCTCATGGAATACCTGCGCCTTGGGAAGAACTACTACAACGGCTACCGCCCGACCGAGATGATGTTGCAGACGGACGTGTTCTACAACTTCATCGAGGCGTACTACGACATCTTCAAGGCGAGAAACCAGATCACCTTGAAGGAGGCCTACTCCCTGTATAAGGAGTACTGCGAGGACAGTGGCATCGACCGCCCCATCCCGCAGTACAAGATGAGGGAAGAGCTGCGCAACTACTTCGACGAGTTCCTTGACAGGGGCGAGGTCGACGGGAAGCGCGTTCGTAGTCTCTACCATGGGTTCAACGCCGAGAAGTTCCGCATGCAGGTCGAGGACGGGGTGGCCTACTCGCTTGTCATGGAGGAGACCACCTCGCTGCTCGACGAGGAGCTGGCAGACTGCAAAGCTCAGCTGGCCACCGAGGATGGTGTGCCTGGTAAGCCCTGGTCGAGTGTCAAGACCAAGCTACTAGACATCGACTCGCGGGCCCTACACTTCGTAAGGGTGCCGGAAAAACACATCGTTATCGACTTCGATCTGAAGGACGACAGCGGTGTGAAAGCACTCGAGCGTAATCTGGAGGCGGCCAGTCAGTGGCCTCCCACTTACGCAGAGCTGAGCAAGTCTGGGCAGGGCGTTCACCTTCACTATCTCTACGCCGGGGATGTTTCCACCCTTGCTACTGAATTTTCAGAAGGTATCGAGATCAAGCTGTTTCGTGGCAAAGCTTCACTCCGCCGCAAACTGACAAAGTGCAACGCGGTCCGGATCGCCACGATCAGCACTGGCATACCTCTGAAGAAGAGGCAAGATAAAGTGTTGCAATCCAAGAAGATCGCCAGCGAGCAAGGTCTCCGCGATCTCATCGAGCGCAACCTCCGTAAGGAGATCCACGCCGGCACCAAGCCGTCCGTGGACTTCATCGCGAAGGTGCTCGATGACGCCTACGAGTCTGGGATGCAGTACGACGTCTCAGATCTCCGGCCCAGAATCATCGCGTTCGCGAACAACAGCTCCAACCAGGCGGCCACAGCGCTCAAGGTCGTCGTGGGCATGAAGTTCAAGTCGGAGTCCGACGTCGAGGCTGACGAGGTCGAGCTCCTTGATGAGCGCATGGTGTTGTTCGACGTGGAGGTTTACTCCAACCTCTTCGTCGTGTGCTGGAAGTTCAGGGGGAGTCCCAACGTCGTACGGATGGTCAATCCGTCGGCTGAGGATGTTCAGGCGTTGTTCAAGCTCAAGCTGGTGGGTTTCAACAACCGCCAGTACGACAACCACATCCTCTATGCAGCTGCCCAGGGCTACACCGTCGACAGGCTGTTCGCCCTCAGCCAGAAGATCATCGTCGACAACAACAAGGGTGCCAAGTTCGGAGCGGCCTACAACCTCTCCTACGCGGACATCTATGACTTCAGCTCGGAGAAGAAGAGCCTGAAGAAGTTCGAGATTGATCTGGGTATCCATCACATGGAGCTGGACATCCCGTGGGACCAGCCTGTGCCGGAGGATCAGTGGGATCGCGTGGTCGAGTACTGCGTCAATGACGTGAACGCGACTGAAGCAGTGCTGGAGGACAGGTGGCAGGACTTCATCGCCCGATCCATCCTCGCAGAGCTGTCAGGTCTCTCGATCAACGACACCACCCAGCGGCACACCGCTCAGATCATCTTCGGAGATGACAAGAATGCTCAGCGTGAGTTCGTGTACACGGATCTCAGCCATGAGTTCCCCGGGTACAAGTTCGAGCTGGGCAAGAGCGAGTACAAGGGTGAGGAGCCAAGCGAGGGTGGCTACGTCTATGCCGAGCCAGGCATCTACAAGGACGTGGCGCTCCTGGACGTGGCCTCTATGCACCCGACAAGCATCAGGATCCTCAACGTCTTCGGACCGTACACGGAACGGTTTGGGGATCTCGTCGACGCGCGAGTTGCGATCAAGCGCAAGGACTTCGAGACTGCCAGGACCATGCTGGACGGCAGGCTCGCGCCATTCCTGGAGGACGAGAGCGGAGCTGAGAAGCTCGCATACGCCCTGAAGATCGTGGTCAACATCGTGTACGGGCTCACCAGTGCCAAATTCGACAATCCCTTCCGGGACATCCGGAACCGGGACAACATCGTGGCCAAGCGTGGCGCTCTGTTCATGATCGATCTACAACACCACCTGCAGGACAAGGGAATCACCGTGGCGCACATCAAGACGGACTCGATCAAAATTCCTGGTGCCTCCCAATCTGTCATCGAGGACGTCACGCTGTTCGGAGCCGAGCACGGCTACACCTTCGAACACGAAGCCACGTATGACCGGTTCTGTCTCGTGAACGATGCGGTCTACGTCGCCAGGTACAACGGCGAATGGATCGCAGTCGGGGCCCAGTTCCAGCACCCGTACGTCTACAAGACGTTGTTCTCGGGTGAGGAGCTGAGCTTCGAGGACTACTGCGAGTCTCGTAGCGTCGTCAAGGGCGCGATGTATCTCGACTTCTCTGGAGACGAGGAGCCGGACGTGACCAAGATGCGTCATCTCGGGCGCACTGGCATGTTCGTGCCTGTCCTCTCTGGCGGGGGTCGTATTTTCCGAGTCCATGACGACAAGTACTACGCGGTGGCCCGAACGAAGGGGCACATGTGGATCGAGGCCCAAGTTGCGAGAGAGCGTGATGACCTCGAGATCGACATGAGCTACTTCGAGAAGCTGAGGGAAGACGCGATCGCTGCCATCGAGCAGTTCGGATCGTTCGAAGAGTTCGTGGCCAAACTGGAGAAGGAGTAAAAGTGGCAGACGACAACACCGTACTGATGGAAGGCGTTCGCCTCATCTTCCGCAACTTCGCCGGCAAGGAGGACCAGTACAACAAGGCCGGCGACCGCAACTTCGCGGTGGTCCTCGACAACCCGGTGGCAGAGGCCATGGCCGCCGACGGCTGGAACATCAAGTGGCTCAAGCCCCGTGAGGAGGACGAGGGGGAGACGGAGACTCCGTACCTCCCTGTGTCCCTCAGGTTCGACGTCTTTCCCCCCAACGTGGTTCTGGTCACCTCAGGAAGCCGGACCACGTTGGATGAGTCCACGATCGAGATGCTCGACTTCGCGGACATCATCAACGTCGACCTGATCGTCCGCCCTTACGAGTGGCTCGTGAACGGCAAGGGGGGCATCAAGGCCTACGTCAAGACCATGTTCGTCACCATCGAGGAGGACGCGCTGGTCAAGAAGTACAACGAGCAGGACATGCCATGAGCGTGATGATCACCCAAACGGTCATCGTTCTCGTGTGCGTGATCATCGGCTACGGCCTGGGGACCGCTCGCAGGGACTGAAAACTCTCAACAGGAAGGTCACATCTCGATGGCGGTCCAGACCGAAAAGTATGTGCGGAAGCCTCTGTACGTCGACGCAGTCCGAGTCACCGAGGACAACTTCGAGGAGATCCTCGGATGGTGCCATGGCGACCTCGGCTGGACGGACAACCGCGAGACGAACGGGAAGATCGAGGAGATCGACCCCAAGTCGCAGTACATCCGCATCCGTGTCCACAACCCGCAGAGCCAGCGTCAGACGCGTGCGTTCGTGGGGGACTGGATCCTCTACACGGAGAAGGGCTACAAGATCTACACCGAGAAGGCGTTCAGCGAGAACTTCAGTCTCGCTGACTAGACGGGTGGGGACGCGCCCCACGCCGTAACTCCACGGGACACGCTTAGAGGTGGGCGGCGTCTAGCGTGGTAAGTCGGCACACCTCGTGGGTTAGCCGCATGAGGACTTCAGTCAGGGTAGCGCCTGGCGCCTGGGGGGTCGGCTCCCCCAGGTTCGCAAAGTTTTGCAGGACAAGGGTCTGTACTGTTCAGCGAAAGGAGGCACCATGCGTTCGCGGCTGTAATGGCCGCACAGAAGGGCACCCCCCATATGATGGGACATACGAAGCACACACGGAGTTGGGGGTCCACTGGGCAGTGGGCCCTCATCTCTGTCCAAGCTAGAAGGAGAAGCATGAAGAAGATCTGGAAGCTGATCCGCGACTGCAGCCTGTTCTGCTACTGCGTCGTGGGCATCTGCATCGACGAAGCCAAGGCCGAGAAGGCCGCGCGCAAGAAGCGCCGGCGGGGCTGGTAGTCGCGAAAGAAACATCCCTTATAGTGAGAGATACCTATAAAGGAGATTTCGTGAACCCGTTCCTGAACAACCTGAAGCGCCAGGCCGAAGAGAACCCGCTCGCGACCATCGTCATCGGCATTGCCGTGCTGTCCGCAGCACGCGGTGTTCTGATGTCGGGAGTCGCAGCGAGGAACTCCCACGTCTGGGCCAAGGAAGTCGCCCGACGCACCGCGAAGTAACACCTCATCCAATCTCGAGAGAAAGTACCTAATACAGGTGCTTTCTTTCTTCTCAAAAGGAGACGCCATGAACCACGACCTTCCCATCGAGATCCGCGTCAAGCGCGACGCCATGATGTCCTACGTCCGTCACCTCCTGGAGAACTCCAAGGATCCGAACAACGACCCGGAGCTCAAGGCCGCCACCACGGTCCTCCAGGACATCAACGACTCGATCGACACCATTCGGCGGCAGAGGGCACAGGCCGCCTAGGCGGGGCAACCCGGGAGTCCTTCGGGACTCCTGGGCCCCCATACCTCCTCTATGTTTTTTGCAAGGAGACGAAGTGTCAACCGAATTTGATCTACAGCCACACCAGGAAACCGCACTACGTCTCCTCGACAACGGGAAGATCCTGTGGGGAGGTGTGGGCACAGGCAAGTCACGAGTGGCGATCGAGTACTACATCCGCAAGGAGTCGCCTGCTCCGATCTACGTGATCACCACCGCCAAGAAGCGTGACAGTCTCGACTGGGTTGGCGAGGCCGCGCGCAAGGCCATCGGTGTCACGGAAGATGCAACCGCGCATGGCGTGCTGACCGTCGACAGCTGGAACAACCTCTCCAAGTACGTCGACGTCAAGGGTGCCTTCTTCGTCTTCGACGAGCAGCGCCTGGTCGGTAAGGGCGAGTGGGTCAAGGCGTTCCTCAAGCTCGCCAAGCACAACAGGTGGATCATGCTCACGGCTACACCCGGTGACACGTGGATGGACTACATCCCTGTGTTCATCGCCAACAGGTTCTACAAGAACCGAACAGAGTTCATCCGTGAGCACGTGGTCTACAAGCCGTACGTGAAGTTCCCTGCGGTCGACCACTACATCGGGCTGAACAGGCTGGTGAAGCAGAGGCTGGCTGTGCTGGTGCACATGCCGTACGCCAAGCAGACACGCCGGCATGCGAAGACCGAGATCGTGGAGTACGACGTCGACCTGCTCGAGCAGGTGATCAAGAACCGGTGGAACCCGTTCGAGGATCGGCCGCTGCGTGACAAGGCTGAGCTCATGATCGTGGGGCGGCGTATCGTCAACAGCGATCCTTCACGGGCTGCCGTGATTCGAAGGTTGCTAGGGCGCTATCCGAAGCTGATCGTCTTCTACAACTTCGACTTCGAGTTGGAGATCCTCAGGGGTGTGGGGTCCAGGGGAGAGGGGATTGTCGCTGAGTGGAATGGCCACAAGCATCAGGAGATCCCCAAGACTGATCAGTGGCTCTATATCGTGCAGTACATGGCCGGCGCCGAAGGCTGGAACTGCATCGAGACCAACGCCACCGCCTTCTACTCCATGACCTATTCCTACAAGCTGTGGGAGCAGGCACATGGACGGATCGATCGCATGAATAGCCCATTTCTGGATCTGTACTACCACGTACTAAGGTCCAACAGCGTCGTCGACCGGGTGATTTGGGGGGCTCTGAAGAACAAGCGGAGCTTCAACATTCACGGGTTTGACGAGCGTATTCTGGGTTGGTGACCGTTTTTGGCCAAATCTGAAAAGCAGCCTTGATGGACCCGAAACCCCTAACCCATGCGGGTTTTCGCCCTATTCGGGCTCAATCACGGTCTGGTCAAATCTGAAGCTAAAAAACTATTCTACGCGATACCTTAATAAGTAGTACAAGAGTACTTATTAGGGTGAAATCTCAGGAGTTTCTGAAAAGTGTTTTTGGCCTGGGTTTTTGACCAAAGGAGATCTCGTGGCAGAGGAGGCCTGGAAGCCGATAGTCACCTTCAAGGGATACAGCGTCAGTGATCAAGGGCAGATCCGCAACGACAAGTCGGATCAGATCCTCGCTCTGAACGTGAACCAAGCAGGAGTTCAGTTCGTTGGACTGTTCCGTAACGGTGTGCAGTACCACCGTGGTGTGGCGAAGCTGGTAGCCCAAGCGTTCATCCCAAGAACGTACCCCGCGTTCGACACACCGATCAACCTCAACGGTGACAGAGAGGACTGTCGCGTCAGCAATCTGGCCTGGCGTCCTCGCTGGTTCGCCATCAAGTACTTCCAGCAGTTCCGAGAGAGGTACGACTACGGGTTTCCTAATCGTGTGCGTAACAAGAAGACGGGCGCGATCTCTGACAACTCGTGGCAGTGCGCTATCGAGTACGGCTTGCTCGAGCGTGACCTCGTCATGTCCATCTTCAACCGCACGTACGTCTGGCCTCTGTACATAGAATTCGAGGGCATTCCTGAGGACTAGACATTGGTCCGCGTTTTACGCATGGCATATAAAGGAAGGAAGTAGATGACGCTTCCTCTTTTCTTTTTGGGAGACCCATGACCGAGAACAGGTATCAGCGAGATCTCATTCGCAAGCTCCGCGTGATGCTGCCCGGCTGTGTGATCATCAAGAACGATGCTGGGTACCAACAGGGCATGCTCGATCTCACCATCTTCTTCGGTGATCGTTGGGCCATGCTCGAGGTCAAGCGTGACGAGGGAGCTCCAGAGCAGCCCAACCAGCGCTACTTCGTCGAGAAGCTGAATGCAATGTCGTTCGCGGCATTCATTTACCCGGAGAACGAGGCGGAGGTTCTCATTGCGCTTCAACTCGCACTTAAGGTACCAGGGCGCGCACGCGTTTCTTAGTCCAAGCGGCTACCACTGGGTGAACTACACACCTGAGCGCTTGAGGGAACGCTGGACTGCAGCCCAAGCTGGTGCCTACGGGACCATGCAGCACGAGTTCGCCAAGAGGGAGATCGACGCAGGCCGGCTGTCTGACAGAGCCGACATCGTCGGTCTGTACATCAACGACTGCATCCACCACAAGATGCACACCGAGATCATGCTGTTCTACTCCGAGCACTGCTTTGGAACAGCTGATGCCATCAACCTCCGGTACAAGCATCTGCGGATATTCGATCTGAAGACTGGGCTCACTCCGGGCTCAGTTCATCAGCTCGAGGTGTACGTCGCTCTGTTCTGTCTCGAGTACGGACATGATCCGCGCAAGCTCTCCGAGATAGAACTACGGATCTACCAAGGCAACGAAGTGCAAATCTTCGATGCTGATCCTGATGACATCATGTTCATCATGGATCGAATCAGAGAGTTCGATGGACTCATCCAACAGATCATCAGAGAGGAGGAGCAGTGAGCGTTGAGATCACCGACCACCTGGCGCATTACGGCATCCTCCGAAAGTCTGGCCGTTACCCTTGGGGTTCCGGTGGGACGCAGAGCACTCGGAACCGTAGCTTCCTGGATGCTGTGGATGAGCTCCGAGCCAAGGGACTGTCCGAGGCGCAGATCGCTGAAGGATTCGGGATCAAGACTCCTCAGCTTCGTGCGGCCCGGTCCATTGCGGTCACGCAGCAGAGGCAGGAGCGCATCTCCCAGGCCGAGCGGCTGAGGGAAAAGGGATACGGCTACACGGCCATTGGGCAGCGCATGGGACTCAGAGAGTCGACCGTTCGCTCCCTCCTTGAGCCTGGAGCCAGGGACAGGGCCAGCGTGCTCGAGTCCACTGCAGCCATGCTGCGCCGTGAGGTGGAAGCAAAGACATACGTCGACGTTGGTCGAGGTGTCGAGCTGGGTCTTCCCATCGGTATGGATGGAGCTGCACCGATCGGGATCAGCAAGGAGAAGCTTCAGACAGCGGTCGCCATGCTTCGCGAAGAGGGATACAAGGTCCACTACGTGAAGCAGCTTCAGCAGACCACTGGCCACGACACCACCCGAATTGTCCTCACGAAGGGCGACGTCCCTTACACGGAGGTCTATGCAAACCGTGGACAGATCAAGCTCATCAACGAATCGTCCCCGAATCATGGACGAACGTATGACCGAATTCACGCGCCGATCAACGTTAGCTCTAAACGAATTCGCGTCCGCTATGCGGAAGATGGCGGAGCAGCTGAGGACGGCGTTATCTACGTTCGACGAGGCGCACAGGATCTGGACCTCGGCAAGTCGAGCTACGCGCAAGTTCGGATTGCGGTTGACGGCACCCACTACCTCAAGGGCATGGCCGTCTACAAAGACGACCTGGAACCAGGCGTTGACCTTGTGTTCAACACGAACAAGCGCAACACTGGCGTCAAGAAGGATGCCTTTAAGCCCTTCGAGGCGGACCGCGACGGCAAGATCGATCCGATAAACCCGTTCGGCGCTGAGATCAGGCGCCAAAGGGGTGCGCTCAACATCATCCGCGAAGAGGGTGAATGGGACACGTGGTCGAAGAACCTCTCTTCTCAGGTGCTGTCCAAGCAGAGTCCTTCCCTTGCTCGCACTCAGTTGGACATGACGTTCGAGCGTCGACAGAGGGAGCTTGCTGATCTCACTGCGTTGACCAACCCGGCCGTGAAGAAGAAGCTGCTTGAACTCTTCGCTGACGAAACAGACTCGGCAGCAGTTCACCTCCAGGCAGCAGAACTTCGTGGCCAGACCACGAGGATCATCCTTCCGGTTTCGTCGATGAACCCGAATCACGTCTTCGCTCCCACCTATCCGGATGGGATGCGCGTGGCTCTCGTGCGATTCCCTCACGCCGGCAGGTTCGAGATCCCAGAGCTGACGGTCAACAACAGGAACAGGGAAGCACGGGCCAATCTCGGCATCGGTCTGAAGGACGCCATCGGTATCAACCCCAAGGTTGCACAGCGACTGTCGGGTGCGGACTTCGATGGTGACTTCGTTTTGGTCATCCCGAACAACACCGGGAAGCTGAAGTCATCGCCTGCGTTGGAGGGACTGAAGGACTTTGATCCTCAGCATTCCTTCCCGAAGTACGATGGCATGGTGGTCATGTCAAAGCAGCGCACTCAGACTGAGATGGGGAAGATCACAAACCTCATCGCAGACATGGGCCTTGCTGGTGCCCCTCCAGATGAGATGGCCCGCGCTGTACGCCACTCGATGGTGGTGATCGACGCTCGCAAGCATGAGCTCGACTTCAAGGGATCGGAAGCGCAGAACGGTATTGCTGCGCTCAAGCAGAAGTACCAGCAGAAGCCTGATGGTCGACGTGCTGGTGGTGCATCCACCATCATCACTCGTGCCACAGCAGAGAAGCGGGTGGATGAGCAGCGCCCAAGGAAAGCGTCAGAAGGTGGCCCTGTTGACCCAGCCACAGGTAAGCGGGTCTTCGTCAAGACGGGTGCCTCATACGTGGATGCCAAGGGCAAGACCATCTTCAGGAAGACCATCACCACTCAGCTTGCTGACACGGATGATGCCCACTCCCTGGTGAGCACAGCCCGCCATCCCATGGAACTCATCTATGCGGACCACTCCAACAGGCTTAAGGATCTGGCGAATCAGACAAGGAAGCGAGCCCTCGCTATCCAGCCTCAGCCTGTGGACAAGGAAGCAAAGGCCCGCCATGCTGCACAAGTGGCATCTCTGACAGCGAAGCTCAACATCGCAAAGAAGAATGCCCCCCTTGAAAGACAAGCCCAGGCCATAGCTGAGACCATCGTCACCCAGAAGAAGCAGGCACGCCCAGACCTCGAGCCCTCCGAGATCAAGAAGATCAAGAATCAAGCTCTTGCGGAAGCCCGTGCCAGAACAGGCGCAGGCAAGAACCGTATCGAGATCACGGATGAAGAATGGGATGCCATCCAGGCAGGTGCGCTACCGAACAGCAAACTGAAAGACATCCTGGACAACAGTGATCTGGACCGCGTCCGTGAGCTAGCCACCCCACGTGTGGACGTTCTCATGACGCCTACCAAGACCGCTCGTGCCAAGCAGATGGCCGCCTCTGGTGCAACGCAGGCTGAGATAGCTGCTGCCCTAGGCGTCTCACTGACCACACTCAAGAACAGTATCAACACGTGAGGTAATCATGTTGGATAGAAAGCTTAGCCTCAAGCACAGTGTGCGTCTGTACCTAGCCATAGTGGTGGTTGGGTACGTACTGATCACAGGTGTGGTCACCATGTCGAACTTCATACTCCCCCTCCTCATGGAGTAGGGCGCAAGGAGTAACATGAGTGACAGCAGTACCACCAGGTACATGCTGACAACGTTCGACAATCCATTCAATCCTTTCACACAGTTCGATGAATGGTTTCAGTGGGATCTGTCAGCTGGTTACCAGACGGCCTCACTACTCGGTCGCATCGTGGCTGATAGCAACGAGCTCTCTGAGCCTGACGAGATCGTTGCTATCGAGAATGCGATTGATGAGAT